ATCACCTAAAGCTGAATCACCTAAGAAACCTAAATCTAAATCACCTAAAGCTAAAGCTGAATCACCTAAGAAACCTAAATCTAAATCACCTAAAGCTAAAGCTGAATCACCTAAGAAACCTAAATCTAAATCACCTAAAGCTGAATCACCTAAAGCTAAAGCTGAATCTAAATATGATAATGTATTAGATAAATATACAGATGAACAAAAAGAAAAAGCTTTACAATCAATTATGAAAACAGTTCAAAATAATAAAAGTTCTGAAAAATTAATGAAATATTTAAATAAATTACAAAAAGAAACTGATTTAGAATTATTAGAAAATCTAGATAAAGATTCAAATAATTCTACTCTTTTAAATGCAACAATTTATCACTATTTAAAAGACTTTAAAAAGATTAAATCAAGATCACCTAAGAAACCTAAATCTAAATCACCTAAAGCTAAATCTAAATCACCTGAACGTAAAGTTAAATCACCTGAACGTAAAGTTAAATCACCTGAACGTAAAGTTAAATCACCTAAGAAACCTAAATCTAAATCACCTGAAAGTAAACATACACCTAAATCACCTGTAAGACCTCCTGTAGCTACAAAATCTATTTATAATGATCTTGTAAAAGGATACAACCCTTCACAAATAGAGGAAGCAAAAGCTTTTATTAAGGAAAAGGCTAATGATTTATCAACAGCTAAATTATTAAAATATTTAAGAGCATTAAAGACGAATAAAAAAGTATCTGAATATTTAGATATTCTTGATGGAGATACAGAAAATTCTATTTTATTAGATGCATCTATCTATCACACATTAAAAGATATGAAAAAAATTGAGCGTTCAGGACCTAAATTAGAATATCTTAAACAATTACGTAAAGGTAAAAAATGTGATTACAATAATCCATGTGATGAAGGAGATTGTGATTTATTGTCAAAAATGTGTGTAGATGAAACAATGAGTCCTTATTATGAAGGAATGGAAAGACGTTCCTTTAATGGAAAATATTTTCTTGGTAGAAAAGAAACACTTGATCAAGCATTTCCCCTAGTAGATGAAGTAAAAGAAGAAGTAAAAGAAGAAGTAAAAGAAGAAGTTGTATCTGAACCTGAAGAAGAAGAAGTTGATTTAGATATTGAATTAAAAGATCTTGGTAAATTAACAGACTTACAAAGAGCTTTAGTTGAATGTTTAATGCCAAGCACAAAACCTTAAAATTAATAATTTTATAAAATTATTAATCTACAAAAAAATACATAAATAAATCATCATAAGTTAACTTTTCTGCTATTGGTATACCCTTATCATACACATATTTTTTAATAAAAAATAAACTCTCCGAAACACATTCATAAGCAAGTTCATCACATTTTTCTTGTAAATAAGATTCATCTATATCATCTATTGTGATATCTTTATCAAAAAAATCTTCATCTTCATCCATATTTTGAACTCTTTGAATAAATCAATTTACAAAATGTATCAAATTGATACTCTTTATATACCATGTTTTTATTCTTTAAAATAGAGTTTAATGTTGAAAATAATTCTTTTAATTCTGAATTATATTCTTCAAACCACTTTTCATAAATTAATTTTTTCATTTTTATTAAAGCACAATCCTTTAAATAATATCTAATTCATTTAATTCTTTCTCTAATTCTTTATCTAATTCTTTATCTAAATCTACTTCTTCTACTTCTTCTACTTCTTCTACTTGTTCTACTTGTTCTACTTCTTCTACTTCTTCTATAACTGTAACTTTTGGTGAACTTTGTTTTACAGGTTGTCTAGGGACATTTAATGTTACAAAATCAAACATTGGTTCAATCTTTGGAGATTTTTGTTCTAATGTTTTTATTTTCTTTTTTAACATATTCATGTCTTCATGTAATAGTTGAGATGTTTTTACAAGTTGTTCTTCTAATAATTTCATACGTTCTTCTAGTTGCCTAGATTTTGTATAAAAAAAATATACCATAGTTCCAATCACAACAACTTCAAGAGAGATGTGTATTAATATTTTTTTATCTTGAAAGATTGACATTTTAGTTTAGTATAATCTTTATATATAAATTAAAAAATAGGTGTAAAATTAAAATTCAAATGTTCAAAAATCTCCTTTACAATCTCATCATGAAAACTTTTTCGATCTAATGTTTTTAACATATTAAAATCAGCCTGTTTACAAGGATATTTATGTTTTCGTAATAACTGAAATAATACATACTGTGTATTTATAAAACTTTTTCTATCAATTTTTCCAGTAAATTTAAACTTTTGATCATAAACATTTGATATTTTATCAAAATCTTCCATTAATACATCTTCTAAATGAGAAATATTATCAACTTTTTTACCTGTTAATTTATGATAGATTAATACAATATCTTCATAATGTTTTGAATGTCCTGTTTCTTTTAAAAATAATAAAATATGTTCTTTTGTCACTCGTAAAAAACGATTCATTACATTTTCATCTTTATCAATAATTCCATGTAACATTAATTGTTTTTCTATATCATCATACACTTTCTGATCAATTGTTGAATTTTGTTTTCCCTGATACTGATTAATACAATCCTTAAAATGAATACGACGTTCATATGTATATTTATTTGATACATTTACCCTTGATATATCTTTATAACAAGACGATTTATATGATTTTTCTTCTTGTGTTCCACAAGATTCACATATCTCCACATTATTATATTCATTAAAAACAAATTCTACACTTGATTTGCATTTTTTACATTCCTTTCTTTTTACAGGAGATTTATTATTCTTTGAAACAATATCATCTAAATCACCATAATCAATATGATATGTCTTTAAAATTTCTAAATATTTTTTAACAATAATACGAACATCATTCTGATTTGTTGTTTTTTTTGACATGAACGAAATCTTTGAAGATTGTGAAATCATAGTCTTATATGATTCTAAAATAGGAGTTACATCCATAATATAAAAATTTAAATTTGTCTGAAAATCAATCATCTCTTTTTTATTTTTATCCAATTCACTTAATTTATCACGTAAATCCTTTATAATATGTATCGATAAATCTGTCTCTAATATCTCCTTTATATCAGTTATTTCTCTCTCCAACTCTTTCATCTTTTCATCATTCATTTTCCATTTATCACGTATATTTTTATCTATATTTAATATATCAATCTCCATTTATAACTATTTATCTTTTTAAGATAAATAAACTACACTGATTCAGATTTATTATTTAATTTTTTCTTTATATACTCTTTCTTTTGGTTTGATTTACAACTTTTACAATTTGCACATAATCCATCCTTTGTAGTCTTCTCTTTATAAAATTTATCCATCTACTTTGTCTATATCTGTTTTTGTAATTTTCGATACTAATTCTGACTTTTATAATTTCTTTAAACACAATTTAAAATAAAATAAAATAAATATTAATTTAAAAAAAAATTCTCCTCTATAATAAAATGTCCATCGCTACTTCCAACTTAACATCTGGTTTTATCGATCTCGCTACCTATGACGAACAAGAAAAATACACCTATGGTGGATCCGAATCTATTGCCTACTTCGTTCGTGAAGTTCGCAAATCTACATGGTTTACCCAAGTGCCCGTTGTCCTCAGTCGTTCATCAGGCTCAGCTGGTTTTGGTCAACAATGGTCCGTATCTATCTCTCGTGCTGGTGATTATCTCCTTCACACCTGGTTACGTGTCGTTTTACCCTCTGTTACAGCAGCTACTTCAAATACTACTCTCGGTGCTAGTAATACTGGAGCTAATAATATTAATGTATTACGTTGGACTCGTAACCTCATGCACAATCTTATTCAAGAATGCAGTATTACATTTAACGATTTAGTTGCTGCTCGTTTTGATAACTTTCACCTTGATTTCTGGTCAGCTTTCACTGTTCCCGCTGGTAAACGCAACGGTTACAATGTAATGATTGGTAACGTTAACCAACTTATTAACCCTGTAGCTGCTAATCCTTTACTTCTTGTAGGTCTTGGTGGTGTTCAAACTTCAGCAACAGTACCTTCTTATGGCCCTCAAGTCTTACCCTCTCAAGTTCTCAATCTCCCTCTTCCCTTCTTCTTTTCTCGTGATTCTGGCATTGCTTTACCTACAGCTGCTTTACCTTACAATGAAATGCGTATTAACTTTTCATTCCGTAACTGGAGTGATTTACTTGTCAAAGATGTATGGGTACCTAGTACTGTTTCATCTACACCACTTCCACCTTCTTTTAGTAACTCTTTTGGTGGTTTAAATCCTGCTCAATTAGTAGCTTCGACTGGTGTCTGGCAATCAGTTCAAGCTGCTCAAAGTGATATTTCAGGTAACGTCACTCCTGATATTAGTAATGCTTGTCAAGTATGGGCTAACTATGCTATTGTTTCTAATGAAGAACGTAAGAAGATGGCTTGTGCCCCTCGTGATATCTTGATTGAACAAGTTCAAACAGCACCTGTTCAATCATTTAATAACTCGAATACTACTGTATCATCAGCATATCTTGGTTTAACCGGAGGAACTCAAATTACTCCTCAATTTGATATCCGTTTCTCACATGCTGTTAAGGTTCTCTTCTGGGCTGCTCGTAACAAATCAAACTTTTCTGCCTGGTCTAACTACACCACTGATTCTCAAGTTCCTCTTGGTCCTCGACAATCTGGTAACATTGCAGTTTCTCCTCAATCTGCTCTCTTCGGTGTTGTTGATTTTACTGCTGGCTCTGACCCCGTTGATAACACTTCCCTCATCTATGAAAACACTCAACGTCTCCAAAACATGGGATCCGACTACTTCTCTCTTGTCAACCCCTGGTTTCACTCTCCTGTTATCCCTCTTGAAACTGGTTACCACAGTTATTCATACTCTCTTGACTACTATAACATTGATCCTATGGGAAGCACCAACTATGGCAAATTAACCAACGTTAGTATTGTCCCCTTCTCATCGACTGCTCAAAATAACTCTTTCACTTTAAGTACAAATACAAATTTTGTCGCTGGTGCAACAGTTACAGTTCAATCAACTAAATATGATTTCATCACAACTTGTGTCAACAACAACATCATCCGTATCTCTGGTGGTGCTCTCGGATTTCCTGTACTCTAAAGACTATTATCCAAGTTCAGTATTTATTATTACAAAATTGATAAATTTTTTAAAGTCTTAAAAAATTTTAAAAACAAAAAAAAGTGAAAATATGATTTATATATCCGAAGAAATTGTATAACATGATGATTTTAAAGAAGAATCAGGAGAAATTTATCTTAATGTTTATCCATTTGAATATTTTTACAGTCAATAGAATATAATAAGATTAACAAACAAGTAATTATTGATACTATTAAAAATCCAGGTAATATATATGAAGGTATTTCAACTTTACATATAACTAAATATAAAACTATAATTGATAATATAATATGAATTGATGCTAAAATAATATTTAATAACATCAATGTATTATGAGAAAATGGAAAAATACTCATATTCTTTATATAAATATAAATTTATTTATTTGGTTAATTGTAATTCTTGAATTTTCATTGGTAAATCATTATCCAATAAAAATGTTTGTGTTAACACTTTTATTATAATCTTAAATTTGATTTTTTATTTCTAGAAATGAAAAAAGAAAAGATGTTGATCTATAAAAAAGTAACGACTCCAAACTTTCATTTATATCAAACCACACGTATGGTTTCATTATATCTTGATGGAATGAAACGTGGAGATTGTTGTTTGACAGGTTTATCTGAAAATAATACAGAATGTTTATTTTCAGGAAATGTTTGTTCTTTAACAATTTCTATTGATGAAGAATATCAACAGTTAGAATACAGTCGAGAGATGTGGAAAATGTTAGTAAAAAAGATTGAAGAGGAGTATCCGGATTTCCCACGTGATAAAATGTTTTTTATTGATACAGATGCTAGTTCAGGATATTGGGATTATATGGGATTCATGTTGAATCGTTATGGATATGATTATAAAGGAAAACGAGATTTAGAGGGTCGAGGGTATGAAAAAGTAATTACATTTCAAACATTAAAAAACTTTTTGAATTAATGTATCTGTTACATTATGTATTTCAAAAACGAATCCTTGTTAAAATAAAAATTAATTATTTTTAATAATTAATTTTTATATTTGTATCATTTCTTTGTCGAAAGATTTACAATAATATGGTTTCTATATCCTGTTCCTCCACATGATTGAGGACAATGATATAAATCACCATCAAATACGACTACACTACCAGTTTTAAGTAATAGTTCTATTGGTTTTAATGATTCACGTCCTAAGAATGAATATTCCAAATAAATATCCAGATTACCACCTTTTAGAGTATCACTTTTTTCAGTGTAAAAAATACATGTATTGGTATCAAACATATCCTCATTATCCGTATGAATATCAAAAGGACTACTAGTTAATGGTATATTATTATATTGACAAGATGTAAATGTAATTCTACCATCAAATTCATCTACTTTTAATCCAGCCTTATCAAAATAATATTTTGCTAATTTAATAATATCAATCATTTCATCAGATAAATTTTTATAGGGCTTTTTATCTTCTGATGAAAAGTTATAAAATGTATCTTTTCTATTTTCACAATTTAATCCAAATAATAGTTCAAAAAAACCATAACTTTTATTTTTAATTTGATAATTTACAATTTTATTAAATTGAGTGGTTTTATACATATCAAGATTATCGACATACAGTTTATACTTCATTGCTCCAATTGTTAACATTGTTAATGTTATAGTGAGAATCTTAAAATTCACTATAACATTTTTATTAATTCATTTTTATATTTCTACTAAAGAATCAGAATTTGATGTTAATTACTTTTACTTTTTATACCTAATGATAATGTTTCAAATGATGTATTTACAAGATCTATTAAAATCAAACATAGATTCACGAGTTTGAATTAATTTTAATTCAAATATTATTAGAGATTTAAATATTCTAATAGATGATAAATAGAATGAGCGGATTATTATTTTTACAAACACAAGATTTTAGTATTCAAAAAGGTGTAAAAGGTGATATTTTATGTCATGGAATACGTGGCTTAAGTCTAGTCATTTTTTATTCTACAAATTGTCAATATTCAAGACATTTAATACCTATTTTTAAACGTTTACCAGGACAAGTTGGTGGATGTCAATTTGGTATGATTAATGTAAGTTTAGAACGAAATATTATTTTAATGAGTAAATCAACTATTTCTGAAATAAAATATGTACCTTTAATTATTCTATATGTATCAGGAAAACCTTTTATTCGTTATGATGGACCACACGATGAGAATGAAATTCGTCGTTTTATTTTTGAAGTGAGTAATAAAATTCAAACAAAAGAGAAATTTACAAGTAAAGAAGTTGTTAAACAAGTTCCTAATAATAAGAGAACAATACCAGCATATGCATCAGGACAACCTTTATTTGGTGATGCAGATGATTTTTATATGGAATTTGCAGAAGCATATAGTGCATAAAATTGAAATTTTTTTGAATAAAAAAAGTAAATAAAAAGATGAATTATCCAAATTTTCCTTTATACGAGTCATTAAAAAGCGATGAATTTAAAGAATTAACAGATGATGAAAAAGATGCTTTAATTGATAAAATAAAAGTGATGAATGATGATAAACAAGAAATTGTTTATGCATTAATGAAAGCTTATTATATAGAAGAACAAGAAACAATATCGAATGAGTTGCCTTATAATGGAAAGGAATTAAAGAATAGGATAAAATTTGATTTAGATCAAATACCTAGCAAGTTACAATATATTTTAAAATGTTTTTCATTGATTGATTGATTATATTAAATTATTTAATTTAATATAAATGGAAGTTTCTGATTTTTTACCTACTTTTATTGATTTTGATAAAGATACTGAAGTAATCTTAGGTCCAGAATTAGTAGAAAAAACATCATTATATCATAAAAAAGAATTTAATGATTATCGTTTAAAAGCAATTGAGAATCCTCCTTCTCGTCCTGGTCAATATATGAATCATCAAACCATTATTTCTCGTTTTTTAAGTTCAAATACTCCATATAATGGTTTACTTGTTATGCATGAACCAGGGACTGGTAAAACATGTTTATCGGTTGCAATGATTGAAAAAATTAAAAAAGAATCAACTACATTTCGAGGAGCATTAATTATAATGAAAGGAAAAACATTAATTGCAAATTATAAACGAGAATTGGTAGATAAATGTACAGATAATATTTATAAAATAGAAGGAGATATAGAAGATGAAGAAGTTGAATTATTTGGATATGATGAAGAAGACGGAAATTTAACAAAAAATAAGATTAAAAGAAGAATTAATAAAAAATTATCATCTTTTTATCATTTTTATACATTTGAGACATTTTCAAAACAATTAGGAATAATGTCAGATAAAGATATCATTAAATATTATAGTAATATGATAATTGTAATTGATGAAGCACATCATCTTCGTATTGGAGATGATAAAGAGATTAGAGCACAATATTCAAATTTACATCGTCTTGTACATCTTGTTCAAAATAAAAAAGTATTATTAATGACAGGAACACCAATGATTGATTCACCAAATGAAATTGCAAGTTTAATGAATTTAATTCTAGATGAAAAAAATCAATTACCTGTTGGAAAAGAATTTGAAAAAGAATATATGATTGAAAAAGATGATAAAATGATTATGAATCCTGAAAAAATAGAACAATTTAAAGAAAAGTTGCATGGTAAAGTTAGTTTTTTAAAATCAATGCAAAGTTCTGTACAACGTGAATATGTTGGTACAAAAATTGATTTAAATTATTTTAATCAATATGGTCTAGAACTTTTAGATTTTCAAAAAGAATATTACTTGAATGCATTAAAAGAAGATCGTGAAGGAAAAGGTATCTACACACATTGTAGAGAAGCAAGTTTATTTGTTTTTCCAGACGGAACATATGGAAGTAAAGGATTTTCAAATTATGTAACAGAAAAAGAAAAAAAAATGACAATGAAATCATCATTTTTTGAACCATACAAAGGAAAAACAATTGAACAAAAACTTTCTATTTTAGCTACATTTAGTATAAAATACGCAAATTGTATTCGTTTATTATTAGAAAATGAAGGAAATCATTTTATTTATATGGATATTGCTCATGGAAGTGGTGCTATTATTTTTTGTGAATTATTAAAAGAATTTGGATTTCATGATTTTAAAAAATCTGGAAAAGGTCCTGCTTATGCATTATTAACAAGTAAAACATCTTCTGATATTGATAGTGCTTTATCAAAATTTAATAATTATAAAAATGTGAATGGTGAACAGATTAAAGTTATTATTGGAACAAAGATTATTAGTGAAGGATTTACATTAAAAAATGTTCAACATGTTCATATTATTACACCTCATTGGAATTTCAGTGAAACAGATCAAGCAATTGCACGTGCGTTTCGATTATTTTCACATGATGATTTATTAAAAATAAAACCGGATCTTGTTGTTAAAATTTATTTATATACTATTTTATTGAAAAAAGAGAAATTACGACATGATACATTTTTATCGATTGATCGATATATGTATAAATTTTGTGAAGATAAAGATATTTCTATTAAATCAATTGAATATCTTTTAAAATTAATTAGTTTTGATTGTCGTTTAACAAAAGAACGAAATACCTTTCCATCTTCTTTTAATTATTCAAGAAATTGTGAATATCAAAATTGTAATTATGTATGTTATAAAGATGAAAATGAAGAAGATCTAGATGAATCTACCCATTATTTATATTATTCAGATGAAGAAATGTTATCATTAATAGAACGTATAAAAGAATTATTTCATGATAAAACATATTATGATATAAAAGAATTAGAAAGATATTTTAGACTCTCATCATTATTATTATATAAAACAATTTTACATATGATTGATCATAAAGTAGTTATTTATCAACATCAAGGAATTCAAACATTTTTAAATTATAAAGATGATATTGTTTATTTATCTTTATTTTATAAAAATCAATCTTTATTTGATATCTTTTACACAGAACATATACCAATGACATTATATTTTAATTTAGATTATAAAATACATGAATTTTATGATCATTATATTACAGAATTATTTGAAAAATTAAAATCTGAAAAAGATAGTAAAATTAAAAATAAACTATTTGAAAAATTTGATCTTTTCTCAAAAGAATTAATTCTTGAATACTCTCTTTTATCTGTAAAAAATGGATTTAAAAATATTAATCCAATCCGTGAATATGTAATTGAAGAATGTAAAGATCATATTTTAAATGTAGATGATATTACAATTTCAACATTATTAGGAGAAGGAAATTATCGTTGTTTAGATACAGTTTGGGAAGATTGTAAAAAAGATATATTAAAGAAATGTGGAAAAAAAAGTGTAAAAACAAAAAAAGATATTGTATATGAAGACAATGAATATGGATATGCAGGTATGTATAATGATAAAGGACAATTTGGTATTGTAACGTTAAGAAAAGATGTTGATGATAAACGAAAACGAAAAACAGGTGTAAACTGTAAATTATCAATGAAGACATATCAATTGTTAAAAATAATACATGAATTAAAAATTGATCCTCCTATAGATATAAAGAAAAAATCAATTGAAATAGTGAGAGAGAAGTTAAAAGAGACTGATATAAATGTAGATCAATTAACAGAAAAAGAATTAATTCGAATGACTTATTGGTCAGATTTTTCAAAAGATATGTTATGTAAAACAATTGAAGAATTTTTTAAAGAAAAGAGGATTATTAGAAAATAATTATTTTTATTTTTTCTTCACATAATAAAAATGATTTCATTACAAGGAAGTCTTCAAACATGTAAAGTGAATACTGGATATGCCAACAAGATTCAAAGTGATCGTTATGAAAATCCTAATAATCTTTTATGTCCTGTCTGGAATGGACATGATCATGCTGGTCGTGCTGTCTCTTTTGATTCTTTTTACACCAAGGCTCCTGGATGTTCATCATCATTAGATCGTGTCGTAGTAGAAAATTATCTACGACCTACATATGTTGATTATGTCGCTCTTGATGCTCAAGGTTATCTTAGTCCAGCTGCTCTCGGTGCACCCGTTTCATCAAAAGAGACTTACCAAAAACAAAGTCAATTAACAAGTATGAAAGATAGTCAGGCTACTTCAAGAAAAGGTGGTAGTGTTGGATATCAATACAGTTCTAATAATGCTCCTCGTACAACTGGACAGTGTCAAATCGATCAAAATTGTTCTAATGCTTTTGGTGAAAATTATAATATGAATCAAGCAGTTCGTGAAGGATATGTTGATACTCGTGCTAACCAAAATTTCCAAGACCGTAGAAATCTTTCTACTATTGCTGGATGGAAGAGTAATTGCTACGCATGCTCTGCTGGTAATCGATAGATTAATTAAAATATTTATATATAAAGAATTATATATAAAGAAAATGATTACAAAACAAGATTTTCTATCTTTTTTAATTGATTTACAACAATCTGTAAAAGATGAAACCATCTCTGAAAAAGATCAACAAGACTTGACATTATTATATATAAAACATAAATATAAGGATGTAAAAGAAGAAAAAATTGATTATTTTTCATTGGGATGGTATATATATGAAATTTTATTAAAAAACAATCAAACACTATAATATAAATGAGTTATGAAGATATTATAAAAGATTCTAAATTTACATATATCAAACCTCCAAAGAAATACCAATTATCTAAAGACGGACATCATATTGGTGTAACATTTATACCAAAATGTGGTGCTGATATTCGTTTTCGTATAGGTAAATATTCATTACAATTACCAAAATATAAAATAGATAAAGATCTTCCTTTATCTTGGCAAAATTACAGTAATGATCCCACATCTAATAAAAAATTTAGATTATCTACACGTCCTGTAAATCAAGGATCATGTGGAAGTTGTTTTGCAATAGCTATTGCAACTTGTATTTCTGATAATTTTATTTTTGATCCTTTTAAACCATTAGATTATAATCCTTCTATCAGTGCAATGTATATCTTATCTTGTTTAACAGATCCTAAAGTAAATAATAAATGTGCCGGTGGAAATCCTTCTGGAGTGATTGATTTAATTATTGAAAATGGAATATCTACAAATTGTTGTCAAGATTATTATAAAATATGTGATGCATCTCTTTATTGTAATGGATCTGGAGATAAACATATGGATCCCTCATCTATTACACCTGAAGATCATAATAGTATTATACCTCCTTGTGGATATTGTTCAACTATTCCTGAAATATATCATATTAAAAATAAAATTATTTCATATGATATTCCGTCTATAAAAAGACATTTAATAGATTATGGAACAGCTGTAGGAGGATTTATTGTTTATAATAATTTTATACATAGTGATCATGGAAAATTTGAAAAAACAAATGGAATTTATATCAATTCTGTTGATTATACTACAGATCTATCTATTAACATGAAAGAACCAGTAGGTGGACATGCAATTTGTATTGTTGGATGGGGAGTTGATACTGTTTCATTCACAGATAGAGATGGAAATGTATATAATAATCAAAAGATTGAATATTGGTTATGTAGAAATTCATGGTCTGAAAAATGGGGGTTAGATGGTTATTTTAAATATGCAATGTATACAGAATCAAAAGATCTACCTCCTTTACAAGAAGGTATTGCTTTTGAAAAAGATAATAAAGTAGGTGGTCAATCTGGTTTAGGAGGTATTATTTTAATCTTTCCAAATGGTATAACAGAAAATAAAACATTAAAAAAAATAGAATGCAAGCCTGATTATACATGTGATGAAATAATTCATATAAAAGATATTGATCCTAAAAAAGATAATATTAAAACTAAACACTATTATATAGTTGGATTTATTTTATTAGGCTTATTTTTAATTGTTTTATATTTTCTTTTTTTTCATGGTAAAAAACATCGTAGACATCGTAAACGATAAATTTGAATAAATCTATTTTAAATTATTTAATTTAAAATATGTCAATCTATATCCATGCAAGTGAACTTTCTGAAAAAGAAGAAGAACATATTATTGAAACTGTTCGTGTTAAAAAATTAGAAAACTCATATAATCCTCGATCAGGTTTTAAAGTTAAAGAAACAATTTTAAATGCATTTTTACAACATTCTGAAAAAAATTGTTATTATGTACCTTTTTCATGGGGATTACAACATCAAGGAAAACGTAGAAAACGTGAAGAGTTTGGTACCATTTCTATCCCATTTTTACAAAAACTTCGTTCTATTCAACTAGAAATTAAAGATGAATGTTTGGATCGTTTAAATAAATTTGGATGTTTATTAATTTCATTATTTCCAGGAGCTGGTAAGACTTGTTTAGCAATTTATCTTGCTTCTAAAATTATAAAATTAAAAACATTAATTGTATGTCATCGTATTGTTTTAATGGAACAATGGAGAGATAGCATTTATCGATTTACAGGAAAAGATACAAAAATAACTATTTTAAAACCAAATAAAAAGATTGAAGAAGCTGATTTTTATATTGTAAATGCTCAAAATATGAAGAAATTAGGTAGAGATGTTTTTGAAAAAATTGGATTTGTTATCGTAGATGAAATTCATGCAATTATGGCTGAAAGTTTATCTGAATCAATGTTCTATACACAACCACGATATCTTCTTGGACTAAGTGCAACACCTACACGTCCTGATGGTATGGATAGTTTACTTGATTTTTATTTTGGAAAAGATAATTGTATAAAGAGAGAATTATATCATAAACATACTGTATATCGAGTAAATACAAAGATTGAATTTGAAGAAGATTCAAAAAATTGGAATGCGTTACTTAGTGCACAGTGTTTACATGAAGGAAGAAATAATATGATTGTTTCTATTATAGATAAACATAAAGATCGACATTTTTTAGTATTATGTAAAAGAGTACAACAGGCAAGTTATATTTATAAAGAATTAATTGAAAGAGGAGAGAAAGTATCATTAATGATTGAGAATACAAATAC